GGATGTGCGTGAACTACGGACACGTGGAACGCTACCGCACTGAGCCGGGGGGTAGGCAGAAACTTGGTAAGGCACTGTACCGCCACGGGTTGCAGCGTGCCATGAAGGAACAGGAAGCACACAACGGCAGGCGTTTGCAGGATGAGTGGAGTCCGTACACCAAGGAACAGGTGAAGGCGGCACTGCCCTACATCTGGGATCGTGAGGACTGGCCGACTGAACAGGCAGTGATCGACCCCCGGCATGGTGGCACGGTAGGTGAACGCTCAAACAGCAGGGTGGGTGATGCGTTGTCTGTCCTGATCGACGTGTCTGCTGCCGTGGAGAAGTTGAGTGTGTCCGATCAGCAGTTGCTACGTCTGCGTTACCGTAACGGGTTCTCAACGAAGGAGATTGCGGAGCAACTTGGTACTGCCACTGGTGCTGTGAGTAGGAGGTTGTGGGATGCGGTTGACCGTGTTCACGCACGTCTTTCTGAATCCGCATACAGGACACACTAGTTAGGTTCTGCATTCCACTTGGAACAATGCTACATTCCCATCTGTTATACATAGTAGAGAGATAGGGTAAGACAATGGCGCGTAAAGTAGTGTTGACAAGTGACTTGAGTGGGGACACCCCCGCTAGTACGCACACCTTCGCCTTGGATGGTGTCGGGTACGAGATTGACCTGACCGATGGTGAGGCACAGATGCTACGTGAGGCACTGCTGCCGTACTTCGATGTGGCCCGTGCCCTTGGTGGCAGGCAGGCACCGAAAGCATCCCTCGTCGGGTACACCGCAGCGCAGGTACGTGCATGGGCACGCAACAATGACATTGACGTACCCGACAAGGGTCGCATCCCTAACGATGTTGTTGCGGAGTTCATTGAGCAGCACTCAGTATGACTTGAGCCTTGGTGCGTGCACGTTTCACCCTGCTGCACACCGTACCCACGGACACACCGTGTGCTTGGGCAATCTCCTTGTACGTGTAGCCCTCGCTGAACATGAGCAGTGCGGTTGCCTGATCCTTAGGCAGCGTGTCGAACACTAGTGTCATGGTATCAGACACGTGCTGCATATCCGTGACTTGGTACTCAGTGTCACACGTAGGGTCAGCGATATCCTCGTCCCACCCCTCATCCATGGATTCAGGGAAAGGCACACGGTCACCGTAACGTCGTGCCACCATCTGCCTATGCTTGAGTTCACCGTTCAGGGTGGAGAACAGCACACTCATGCACCACCCCTTAAAGTTCCCCTCATCCTTGTACGTGTCGATGCTACGTGCGATACGCAGCAGCGTCTTACTCACAATCTCGTCACTCTCTAGTGTCCCGTAGCATCGTGTCTTAGCGGAACGGTCTAGTGCGTGCACAATGTCGGGTGTAAGCAACTCGTCTAGCGTTTGCCGCTGTTCCCTTGTCAGGGTGTCTACTGTCATGGTGTCACCCTGCCTCAGTGCTGTGCGTGGGCAGATACCCTCCACGCAGGTCAGCGTGTGCCCACACTGCGACCATGCGCGCCGCGTGCTCCGTTACGTACGTCGAATCCTTACGCCTTGTCCCCGGTAGCGGTGCGTCGTCAAGGATGCTTGCGTAATCCTCGTAGTAGACGCTCCATGTTTCCACGTCCTCATCGGGTGCCGCGTAGTAGTGTCGGTATGTCATGGTATCATTCTCCTTGTGTCTCACCGTGGCACTCGCAGGTGCACGTCTGTCCGTTGTTCTCCACCCAGCACTCATCGTGTGCGTCGTCTAGGCACCAGCCGAATCGTGTGGTGCCTTTACGTGGCGGCATGGTATCACACCACCCCCTCAGTACCGAACGAGTACGCATAAGTGCACCTATCACAGTACCTCCACCCGTTAGTGGCCACGTGGATAATCAGACTCCCCCACCTACCACAGCAGTCACAGTTATCGTGGAACGGGTGCCCCGTGTACGGGGTAACGTGCTTCCCCGGGATGCTGTAGTCAGGTTGCCCCCACTCATCGAACGTACGCCTGTTACTCATCCTCTTATCCTCTCTTCTAACAACAATCCCTTTAGAACTGTTATCTAGCGTGCCACGGTATCAGGCGATACGTACTGGCATGACGATTGCCTCACGTGCACCGTTACTCGCGTACACGGCACTCACACCCGGAGTGTCATGGTGCACCCACATCTTCCCGGTCACGAATCGTGCCGCGTCACTGGCGAACGTCCCGTCGAACACGACGGTAGGCGTGTGCTCGCTAAGGTACGCACGACGCACGTCCTCGTACTCGTACGGGTTAGGCAACGCAACCCACCCCGTGCCCTCTACATAGGCAGCCTGGTACGGGGGCGCGTCGTACTCGGGGAAGGACACCTCTGTCTCACGGTAGTCGTTACGGTTAGTGAACAGTTTACGCACCGTGGACACTACATATTCCGCACTCCGCATAGACGTATCGTTGAGCAGCACGGTACCCACAAGCACGTACGTCTGCCCGTCCACAGTCCACGCGTAGGCAGTGTTGTCTCGCCACACGGGGGTATCGAGCAATGCCGTGAGCGTCTTGCACATGGACACGGACAGGTACACGTCCTTCCCATCGAGACACGGTGCGTTCTGCGAGTACGCACGGTACCTGTCGGTGACACACGCATACCCATCCTTGATACCCACACCGCTCATCGAGTAAGCGTTATCGCTCACTGCCCCCAGTCGAATCACGCCCTCCAACCCGCTAATGAGGGTGCGATCCTCTGGGATATGCGGGAGCGTGGCGTCCGTTGTGTATCCATCGGGGTACAACCACCCGTCATGCTTCCACACAAGCACACCGTTACGTGCGGCACGCTTATGTACTGCGCTGAGGGTAGTCTTGCTGATCGTTGTTGTTGTCATGTTACTCATCCTCTCATTCGGTACTGATATGGTATCACACTTGCTCGTATGCACGCGAGTAGTAATCACGTGCACTCTCCAAGTCACGCCACGTGTCGTGATGCTGCATCATGGCTAGCACAGACTCTCCGCTACGCTTGATAATCACGGGTGTTCACTCCCCCTCATCCTCAATAGCGAGTAGATCAACTTACTCATCATCACTCACCCTCTATAATGCCCATCGTGCACTGCTGACAGACTGTGAACGTAGGCACGGGAATGCCGCCCGGTAACGTGATGCTCACGTATGACCACGCAGTACCGTCATGGCTGCACCCGGGCACGGAGTCTGTGTACCCACTCACAATGTCGTCACGACTCACGCTCAGTAGTTCCACGTCACACGGTACAGACTCACGACTAACAGCCCTCATCATCACTCACTCATCCCTTCCACATCCTCGTATGTGTCTAGTCTCAGGTCACCATCGCACCACCACCACACACCACCCTCAGTGATGAGGTTTAGGTGCGTGAGTGCATCCTCGGTAATGTCCTGCCACGTATAGGCGTACCGCCAATCCTCACGGTAGTAGTTGTCGTCATACTCCTCTACTGCCTGCCGTGCGTCTGCATCATCCCACCCGTAGTACAAGGCGTACTCGACCATCATGCGTGCGGCGTAGTGCCCACGATTACTCTCTAGGACTACACCCGTGGTCAGATTCTCGGGTCGCATCCCATCGTTAATAACTACTACACTCATCGTCTCATCCTCTCTCGTTTGTCTACTGTCAGTGTTGCACGTAATCTAGCGCCACGGTATCACCCATATGGGCGACATTGTTCAGTAAGAACCCATCACCACGCACCCACTTACCCGTGATGCGATACCCACTCTCAACTAGCACACGTTCGGCATGGTGGCGTGCACTGTAGGCAGGCCACGGGATAGGGATAACCTCATCGTCTACCACACTCGGCCCATGCCTCAGTATCAGAATCGACTCACGCTCACCCAAGCACAGTTGTACCCTCATCGTCTCATCCTCTCTACCTCGGTACTCTCTAACCTTACCAGATTCTCTACTGTCACGGTATCACCCTAACGGGTGACAATCCCGGGATTCAGATATACCACCCCGTTAGGCTGAACACGTAGCACGTACCCATCACGCACCTTGTCGCCTGCCGCGTTCCACTGCTCAACTTGCACCCCACCCGGGGTGACACATTCAGTGTTGTACGTCAGCGCATCCCACGTACGTACTGCCGTCTCTAGGTCTGTGAATTGGTAACTATCCTCACCCACATGCACGGTATACAGTGTGCCGCTACTCATCGTTCCATCCTTCCCTAATCACACGTCCTGAAAGACGTACACCATACCCTTAGAGTTACGGGTGTAGTTGTGGTCAGTCTCCAAGTCGTCTGCCCATTGTTGATAGTTAAAATACATCGCCACGGTATCAGACACACCCGTTAGCATAGTCTCGTCTGCCATACTGTCAGTGTATTCGCGCCACGAGTCATACTCACCACGGTATGCGTCCTCAAGTTGCGTAGCAGACAGGTCACGCACGCTACCGCCCACGTTGTCTAGGTACGCCTTGATAGCCTCGAGTGGCACGGATGAGGACAGTAGCCACACCACATGCTCATATGTCTCATACGCCTCATTCGGAGAGCACTCCCCCGGGATTAGTGAACCTGCCTCGTGGTCGAATACCCACCATTCCTCGTGACCCTCACGGGTGCACGGCACAAACTCCACACACTCACTAGCATCGACCCACTCACCCGTTAAACGACCCTCGTTATGGCAGGCCAGACACCCGACCCACACCCCAAAGTCTGCATCGGTAGTGTACGTACCCATAATCCTCATCCTCTCTCTACTGTCACCGTATCACACAGTGACAGACTCTACAAGGTAGAGTCTCCCTTGGTGCTTGCTAGTGGTGGGGGAATACTTAACGGGGGGGATCACCCACCCGTGACGCTCGGTATACCAAGCAATAGGCGTAGCGTACGAGTACACGATATACGCACGCTCGATACCCTTATCCGTAGTTGTGTGCTGCATAAGCATATCGCGCCACGGATAAGGCAACTGACCCAAGGGGTACCCACCATTCCACTCCGCACGCAGCGCGCCGTAAGTCTCAAACTCGGTACGGTCACGGATCAACTGCGGCACCTTCACACTGCGACTACTAACCTTCATGGTACTCATCCTCTCATCCTGTCTACTGTAAGCGTATCACTGTCTACATCCATACTCACGACCACCATACCCCCGACTCACGTCCTACGGTGTCCACTGTCACGGGTTCATTACTGCCGACCCATAGCACGCACCCGTCCTCACAGTATCCGTCCGGTTCATTCGGCATACCGCACACGATGCACACCCCGTAGGCACTCATCACACACACTCCGCACTAACTACGCACGTAAGCGCACCACCATGGGCGTAATCCTCGTGACGTTGTGCAATGTTCTGAGCATCACTATGCGGATACGACGCACCATCACACAGATACCCTCCGCACTCGTCACACCATATGTCGTGCCACAATTCCGCATACATCACTTGTCACCTTTCCCTACCGTCACAGTCTGAATCGCATACGCGTTCTAGACTCACGTACTCCCACTCATTCACCATAACCCACGGTGTGCCACTGTCTGCCGCGATACTCGCAGACTCCGCACGCGTGGCGCATGGCGCACACAACTCAATGTCGTCACACTCGCACCCATCGGGTAGCAACTCATCCACCCAATCCCGCCATGCGTCGATAGGTGAGTAACCCACCTCACTCACAGTGTCACGCAGACAGTCCACGTGAGTAGGCAGATACCCACCCACTAACCCACTCAGCACGTGATAGTGCATACCCGTATTCTCTACCGTCACGGTATCACGTACCCGTGACTTATGAATCTCACCACACTCAGGACAGAACACGGGATAGACCACTGTACTACTCATCATCACTCTCTCCCCACTCACACTCAACCTCCGACCACACCATATCGTCTAGCAGGGGGTAGTTACTCAGACTCTCACGCACACTCTCCGCATCGTGGACAGGTAGCAGAAGCACAACGTACCATGCCCATGACCAGTGTCGATACGTCACGCGCCACGCGTCCTCAACACCACTGAGCACCCGTAGGTTAGCCTCATCCACACTCTCACCCGATAGGTTAGGGTCGGGGCAGATATACGCTACTGCGTACACCGTATCGTCGCCCTCCCCCGCCGTATAGCGTGCGTCATAACTCACACGCTCCAGCACTCCCGGCAGACTCTCAACCGCTACCGTATCACTCATCCTACTTATCCTCTCACTAGAACCTTATCGTTGCCTAGTAACCCACCCCGCCGATACCGTTACACCCGATACCGGGGGAGGGTGACGCTACGGTGTACGAGCGCTTGTACCTCATCTGCCAAAGTCTCAATATCAGTAACCAGAATATCGAAACTTTGCAGGGACAAAGTACCAAGGGCATAACCCTTAGACATGTCACTATCAAGATACGCCGTAGCGTTACGCAATGCCCTGATAGCATCGTCCCATCGTTCCTCACGTAGCCTACTCATCATTCTCACCTTCCCGAACACCCATTAACTTTGTACCTCCAGTATCGGTAGCGTGTCCCGCCGAATACATCCCCCTAACGGACATTACCCTATCAACCGAACGGATGATACCCTGACACTAGTAATAGGTATCCCGCATCACGTCCCACTAACACGTATAAGTGAACTCACTAGGTACACAATACTCCCGGGGATACTGGTATAAGTGAACTCACTAGGTACACTATTGGTCGCAGTGAGACTATGTGAATCCGTGCACAAGAACCTACGTTACCGTAACTTTCACACCATTGTAACTACATCGGCGTGATTAGGTCCGAGTTACTAGATAAGGGTAACCTTACCTAGTGAATAGGTGACTATTCACCCATAGGGAGAGTGTGTTGAGGCTACCCTAAGTTGAGGGGGAGGGTGTCACGTGGCAGTAGCGGGGGAAGTTGACCCCACGGTTTTAAACTGTGGCGCGATACCTATGATACTACCTAGAGACATATCTCTGTAAACGTGTACTAGTCACGGGTGAGGTCACGGGAGAGGTTACTAGTGTCTTGATTCTTGTCTCTTAGATGAATGTTAGGTGAACTTTCTCTGTCTTTCGGGGGTATCTTGTAACGTTCCACCCCCTAGTTACTTAGTGACTAGGTTCCTTAGTCATTAGGCAGGAAGGGATATCAGTTGTCTATCGTTCCTCTAGACTCATGAACCTGGACTCACAGTTATCCAAGTTTAGGGTTTGACTTGTACTTGTGAGTAGCGGTTGACGAGTACAGTTACTAGTTACTGTAAACAGTTTAGAGTAGAGTACAGTTACTGCGGTTGTTCCCTTCTTTCCCTGCCTTCTCTGTCACTTCCCTGCAAGGTTTCCTTGCCTTTAGTACATGTAGACGTGTGACGTGAATGAGGGTTCCCATGTGTCCCTGCGTTGTCTGCGTGGCTGTGTCGCGTGGTTGAGCGTGTCTTGATTCGCGTCACACGTCGCTAGCCTAGGGAGGGTGTCATTACTCGCCGTAAGTCACTGTCGATTGAGCACAAGAAGGCTCTGATTCTTGAGCAGATTCAGGCGGGGTTCACTCAGGCTGAGGCGTGTAGAAACGCAGGGGTGTCCCGGGAGAATCTGTACTACTACAAGCGTACGGATGAGGCGTTTAAGGCGGCTGTTGAGAAGGCACGGTGGGGTGAGAAGAAGGAGGTTGAGGTTCGTGAGGTTCCTGACTTTCCTGAGTTCTGTGAAGAGTTCTTGAACACGAGGCTGTTCCCTCATCAGTTGCAGTGGTTTGATTTGCTTGAGGGTCGCCCTCCGCGTGACTTGCACCCGAGCATGACGTATGAGCCTGGTGATCCTGACACGATCATTATGAATACTCCCCCGGGTCATGCGAAGTCTCAGACGATCACGGTGATGTATTCGACGTGGCGTGTGGTGAAGAACCCTTCGACTCGTATCGTGATTGTGTCTAAGTCTCAGCGTCTTGCTATTCAGTTCTTGCTGACGATCAAGAACTATCTGACGCACCCTAACTACTCACGTATGCAGCAGATGTTCGGCCCTGTGGGGGGGTTCGATAAGGACTCATCCTCATGGAAGCAAGACCTGATCTACGTGTCGAACGATACACGTGACGTGCAGGAGAAAGACCCTACGGTTCAGGCTATCGGTATCGGGGGTCAGTTGTACGGTGCCCGTGCCGACCTCATCATCCTTGACGACTGCGTTGACAACAGCAACGCGAAGGACTTTGAGAAACAGATTCACTGGATTGAGACTGAGGTTACGTCACGTCTGCCTGAGGGCGGGAAGATTCTTGTGGTCGGGACACGGTTGCAGGCGCAAGACCTCTATAGCGAGTTGCGTAAACCAGAGCGGTACGGGGATGTGGATGAAGAGGACGGTTCCCCGTGGACGTACTTCTCTCAGCCTGCCGTGTTGCAGTTCGCTGACGACCCTAAGGATTGGAGAACGCTGTGGCCGTACTGTGATCGTCCTTCTGGGAACAGGCTGATCGCTAACAGTGAGGGGCTGTACGACAAGTGGACTGGTGAGATTCTGGCGAAGCGCCGCCGCCGTATGCCCCCGTCGTCATGGGCACGGGTCTATCAACAGGAACAGGTCAACGAAGAGACTGTGTTCCCTATCTCGCTCATCAACTCGTGCGTGTACGGCTACTCCCCCGGCATCATCCCTGACTCCACGGATGCACGTAACCCGACAGCAGGGCGACCGGGGGGGATGTCTGGGCTGCATGTGATTTGTGGTCTTGACCCTGCCTCTGTAGGGCACACGGCTGCGGTGTGCGTGGGACTTGATTTGAAGGACGGCATGAGGTACGTGCTTGACGTACACAATCAGCCCACGATGAAACCCGAAGAGATGAAACAACTGATCCGCGACTGGCAGGACAAGTACGGGGTGCACGAGTGGCGGATTGAACGTAACGCCTTCCAGGGCTTTCTCACGCAGGACATGGAAATCCGCTCCTATATCGCCGCTAGAGGCGGGACGCTCGTAGAGCATACGACGGGACGCAACAAGCACGACGAGTTGTTAGGCGTGATGAGCATGTCCTCGCTGTTCACGCAGCAGTTGATACGGCTGCCCCGCCCACAGACTGAGGGAGTGAAGGCACTCATCGAGCAGTTGTCGTATTGGAGTGCTGACCTTCCGAAGAGCAGTAAGACCGACTGCGTTATGGCGTTGTGGTTCACCCACATTCGCTGTTCGGAGTTGGTTCAGACGGTGAGCAGGAGCCGCGCCTTCCATGACAACGCGGCCATGTTCTACACGAAGATGGACATGGACAGCAGGACGATCATCCCGACTACCGAGTTGGTGGCGGCAGGCAGAAGCAGCATGTGGGGCTAGATATGAACGAAGGCAACGACCTCTACAGCAGGTTCGTGCGGCTACGTGGACGTTTCCACGACCGCGACTCCCGCATGGCGCAGGTGAAGGCGGTGCGTGAGGGACGTGTTGCCGAGGTAGCCCCCGACCTGTTCCCCACCTCCGGCCCGTTCCAGCAGCCGATTGTGGCGAACATGATCGACGTGGCCGCACGGGACATGGCCGAGAAGGTCGCGCCCTTGCCGTCGTTCAACTGTGCTTCCCCGTCGATGCTGTCCGAGACGGCACGCAAACGTGCATCCCTCAAGACGAAGGTCGCTGTCGGGTATGTGACGAACAGCAACCTGCAAGTGCAGATGTACGACGGTGCCGACAAGTACGTCACCTACGGGTTCCTCCCGATCCGAGTCGAAGCCGACTACGAAACAAACATGCCGTTCATCCGTGTCCTAGACCCGATGGATTCGTACCCCGAGATTGACAGGTTCGGGCGGGTACGCGCCTTCTTTCAGCGTGCCTTGATCGACCGTGACGAGTTCCTTGTCCTGTACCCCGAGTACCGTGCACGGATCAACATGCTGTCGGGCAGGCACGTTGAGGTGATCTTCTACCACGACGCGAAACAGGATGCGGTACTGCTCGCAGGCGGTGGCGAGGCGGTGATCGTGGACAGCACCCCCAACCTTGTCGGGAAGTGTCTTGTCCGTGTCGCGTCACGCCCGGGTGTCACCGACGTTCCACGAGGACAGTTCGATGATGTGCTGTTCGTACAACTGGCGAAGGCACGGTTCGCACTGCTCGCCTTGCAGGCCGCACACGAATCCGTGAACGCGCCACTGATCGTCCCGAGTGATGTGCCCGAAATCCCTATCGGCCCGGGCGCTGCGATCCGCACGAACAACCCTGCCGGGGTGGGGCGCGTACCCTTGTCCCTGCCGCCCGAGGCGTTCAGCGAACAAGCGGCACTTGACCGCGAGTTGCAGTTGGGGGCACGGTTCCCCGAGGCACGCACAGGGCAGATGGACGCGAGCATCATCACCGGGAAGGGCGTCACAGCCCTCATGGACGGGTACGACTCACAGATCAGGGCGCATCAGGCCGTCTTCGCCGCAACGTTGCAGGAGATCGTGTCGCTGTGCTTTGAGATGGACGAGAAGGTCTTTGGGAAGGTTGGGAAGAAACTGCGTGGGTCCGCGAACGGGACTCCGTACGAAATCACCTACACCCCGAAACCCACGATCAACGGTGACTACACGGTCGATGTAGCCTACGGGCTCATGGCCGGTCTTGACCCTAACCGCTGGCTGGTGTTCAGCCTGCAAGCCAGGGCCGAGAAACTGTTTAGCCGTGACCTGATGCGCCGCGAGATGCCGATTGACATTGACGCCGATGAGGAAGCACGCAAGGTGGACTTGGAGGACTTGGAAGAGTCTGCGAAGGCAGCGATCCAAGGCTACGCGTCCGCGATCCCGCAACTGGCAGCGGCAGGGCAAGACCCGTCAGGTGCGGTACAAGCACTTGGCAAGGTGATCGAGTTGCGCCGCAAGGGCAAGAGTATCAGCGAGGCGGTAGAGGCGGTCTTTCAGCCGCCACCCCCACCCGAGCCCGCCCCTGCCACACCGGAAGAGTTGATGATGCAG